TCTATAAATTTATGGTATAATAAGAACACAATGAAAAGAGTGATGAAATAGTATGAAACGCATTTCAAAGCGTGAATATGATAAGTTACAGCAAAAAGAACGTGAAACAGGCAAACGATTAACTTTTAGAAGCAAAAATGGATATTGGATTATAGGGAGACACTAACCTATATACTATAATAAACCTAGTATTCTTTACTAGGTTTATTTATTTTTAGATAGAGGTATTTATGGCACAAGATATGTTTTCGACTACAGAATTAGTCAACAAAATTTTTGATTTTTGCTATCTTTTGTCAGGCAAAGAAATGTTTTCGTATCAAGCACATTTCAGCAAGAGAATTATAAGAGCAGTAATAGAAAATGATTCTGAGACTTTAACAGCTTTAATGTCTCGTCAGAGTGGAAAGAGCTTTACAGTTAGTAATACTGTTTCAGGCTTAATTATTTTTCTTCCAATATTGGCAAATATGCCAATGTTCTCTGATGATAAAAGATTTAGATTATTTAAAGATGGTGTAATGGTAGGAATCTTTGCTCCAACAAAAGCGCAATCACAGATTATATTTGAAAACATAAAAGATTGTGTTTCTTGTTCTTCTGCATTAGAAGTATTAACAAATCCTGATTTTAATGTAAGGTTCGGAACATTTAATGGTGAAAAGATAACATTAGAGTTTAACAACTTAAATATAAAATCTACCGTTACTTGCAAAAGTGCAAGTGAGGGTTCAAATATAGAAGGTGGTTCATACCATATTTTAATATGTGATGAAGCACAGGATATTAGTAATTTTAAATTTAAAAAGTCTATTTTCCCAACAGTTTCATTTTATAATGGAACAAAGATTTTAATTGGAACACCAAATATCAATAAGAACTTTTTTTATGATACTATTCAATTAAATAAAAAGCGGTGGGAAAATGAGGAAATAAGATTAAAGAGTCATTTTGAATTTGATTGCGATGTGGTAGTAAAAGCTAATCCGCATTATGCTAAGACTTTAGAATCAGCTAAGATGATTTTAGGGGAAAATAGCGAAGAATATCAAATGAGTTATAAATTAAAGTGGATGTTTCAATATGGAATGTTTATTGATGCTAATAAGTTCACAGAAGAACCAATAGCAATGAAAAATAAAGATAGAGAATACGTATGTTATGATACTCAGTGCATAGTAGGAATTGATATAGGTAAGTCACAGGATAGTACAGTAGTGACTGTAGGACTTCCAGATTATACAAATCCTATAATTGTAGAACAGGCAACAGAAGCAGGAGTTCCTGACTATGTTTTATATGATGTGAGAATTTTAGACTGGTTAGAAATAGTTGGTGACAACTATGAAGAGCAGTATTATAAGATAATGGATTTCTTAAAGAATTTTACAGTTAAAGGTATTGTAGTAGATGGAACAGGAGTAGGGGCACCTGTTGTTGACAGGCTTGCGGCTAATCTAAAATGCCCTGTTGTACCTTTTGTATTTACTGTTCCTTCAAAATCTGCGTTAATGAAATACTTTGATGCTTATTTAAAAGCTAATTGTTTTCATTATCCTGCTTCTCCTAAAACTGCTGAAACAATAGAATTTAAAAAATTTCAAGAACAGTTTTTGGAGTTACAAAAAGAGTATCAGAATAATCATTTAGTTGTAAGACATCCTAAAGAAAGAAATAAACATGATGATTACCCCTTTAGTGCCGCTTTAATGGTGTGGGGATTAAAAACGGAAATGGGAGCACCAGAATTGGTTACAGAAAATGAGTTTTTTAAAACAAATTCTAGTAGCTATCATTTTACAAATAGATTAAATCAAAGATTAAGAAGAAGGTGGTGATGGTTTGGATTTGGTATCAGGTTATCGTTCACTTTTAACAAAAATGGTAGAACCGTTTGTTAAGTTGAATGATAAAACTTCTTATTTAGGAGAGGCAGACCTTGCAAGGCTTGCTGAATATGAGAGGTTTTGGAATTTCTTTTTAGGGTATCATTTTGATTACATCGCTACTAATGAAGACTCGCCACAAACTACTCAAAATTGGTGTAGACGTTTTGTAAATAAATATGTTAGCACTGAATTTAATGGTGGTTTTACCTTTAAATTTGATAAAGAGTTTGAAAAAGATATACAAAGTTTTGTAAATGGAGTATGGGACGACAATAATGGTTCAGAATTAATGATGAATATTGGACAGTGTAAATCTGTTACAGGAGATGCATATATCCATGTTCATTATGAAAGTTCTAGTGAAATTAATGACCCTTTCGGAATGTATCCGAAAGGTAGAATACGACTATTTAGTATTCCTTCAAGTATCGTTTTTCCAAAATATAAAGATGGTTATAACGGTTCTCCTGATGCTTTAGAGTCTGTATCTATTATTTATAATGTTGAAAGAGAGCCTACTTTATTTGCGGGTAAAAAAACAGTTACAATTAAATATATTTATACTAAAGATGAGGTAAGAAAACAAGAAGATGGAAAAGATGATGTGGTTATTCCTAACCAATATGGGATTATTCCAATCGTACATTTTAGAAATTTACCCTTGTCTGGCTCTAATTTTGGTTTATCTGACTTAGAAGATGTTATACCATTAAATTTAGAGTTAAACGCTAAATGTTCTGATGTTTCTGAAATATTAACTTATCATGCCGCACCGACAACAATTATTACTGGTGCAAGAATAGCTAATCTTGAAAGAGGCGCAAACAATGTTTGGGGTGGATTACCTAAAGATGCTAAAGTATTCAATCTAGAATTACAAGGTGATTTAGGGGCTAGTATTAATTATATTGGCAACACCAAAACTAATATGTTTGAGATTGCTAATATGCCAAAATTAGCTATAGGTGGAGAAGCACCACCTGCAAATTTAAGTGGAACAGCTTTTCAAATAGCCTTTATGCCTTTAATAGATTTAATAAAAACAAAACAAGTAATGACAGGAGCTTCTGTTCAACTTGTAAATAAAATTATTTTATTAATTGGTTTAAAAGAAGGTATGATTTCTGTTAAGGAATCAGATAGATTTAAATTATTTACTCATAGAGTTGTTTTTGGGGATATTTTACCTCGTGATATGGTTCAAGAGTTAAGTCAGATTCAGCAAGAAATGAAAGCTGGATTAGAGAGCAGAGAAAATGCTTTAGAAAGACTTAAAAAAGATTCTCCACAAGCATTGTTAAAAGAGATTGACAAAGATAGTAAGGAAAATCCATTATATTATGGTATTGCTCCTTTAAGTATGCCAGCAGGAAACAGATTAGTAAATCCTTCTGATGGTTCAGTAATGTTAGAACCAGAGAAGGAAGAAATTCCAGTAGAAAATAATGCTAATCCTCAAATGGATTTTAAAAATAAGGTTGGAACTAATAGAGATGGTGAAGAAAAAAAACTCTTTACTGGATTAGAGAAAACCTAACCTTCAAAAAAGGTATAATATAGATACTTTATAAAAGAAGGAGGTGGTAGAGTGTCAGCGGAGAAATATATGAAGCCATCAAATGCTAATACAAATATTACCCCAGCGGTAAAGTTGCAGGTTGACAAAAAACCTGCTAACAGGATGCCTACCAATGGTACAAAGGTTTCAATGAAACCACAAGGTAAGTAATTGTTATTTATTAGGAGGAAGAATTAATGTCAGAAGAAGAAAAGGCTACACAAGTGACTGGTCAAGAACCTGCACCAGCGCAGAACACACAAACACAAGTAGATATAGATGCGCTATTGTCCAAAGCGAGGGAGCAGGAAAAAGCAAAACTGTATCCTGAGATTGAGAAATTAAAAGGTGAGCTAAAAGTTAAAAGTGAAAAGCTTAATGCTGAGATTTTAAAATCCAATGGACTTGAAGATATTGTAGCAGAAAGAGATAAAGAGATAACACGGCTTAAAGACTTGATTGAAAAAGCAAAACAGGAGGGACAATCTTTGGGTAAAGAAGAATTGGAAGCTCTCACAAAAGAGCGGGATGAATTAAAAGCAGAGGTAGAAAAAGCTAGAGCTGAATTTGAAGCTTACAAACAATCACAAGAAGTGGAAGCATATAAAGCTTCTAAATTAAGTGATATTGACGAAGATTTCAAAGACTTAGTAATAGGTTCTACTAAGGAAGAAATTGATAGTACATATGCAAAAGCAAAAGCTTTGCAAGATAAAGTCAAAGAGAAATATAAACCAAATCTGGGATTACCGACACCAGATATGAATAATATCTTTGAATCAAAAAATAAAGATGCTTTAGCATCTGTCAGAGACATGGATAATCAAACTTACGAAGCTTTGCGAAAAGTAATGTTTGGAGATTCAGGAAATCGTAAATTTTAATAGGAGTGATTTTTTAAATGGCTGAAAACCAAACACCAAAATTCCCAACAGCGAATGATATTAATACAATTATTCGTGAGGGTGGTACTGAATTAGCCGCAGGTAATGCGATTCGCTTAATTAACGAATTAAAACCTGTGTATTCTAGAGAATTAGACTATCAAGCTGAACCAGTTATGAGATTTTATCAGTTTGCGGCTGTAAAAACTGAGTTAATGACTCAACCTGGCAATACTATAAAAATGTTGACTTACAAAAACTTAGAGTTGCCGCCAGAATTGCTTGAAGGTGAGAGAATTAAATCTCAAACTTTAAGCTCTACAATGAAAGAAATTGTTGTTACAGAGCATGGTACTGCAACAGCAATTACTTCATTATCTTTACAGTTCTCTTTTGTTGACCAGATGGCTAACAGCTTAAAATTGCTGGGCAGAAACATTGGACATACAATCGAATGTGAATTGAGAGATACCGCTTGTACAGGTGACGTAGGCACCTCTAAAATTTTTGGTCGTAAAAAAGATGCGGCTAAAATTTCAGCAAGAAATGAAATTGCCGCTGGTGCAAATGAATTATCAGTAGCAACTATTAAAGATGCCGTTGAAATTTTGTCAACCAATAATGCACCAAAAATCGGTGGTAATTATTATATTTGCTTTGTACATCCGCACCAATCAAGAGCATTGCGGGATGACCCAGCTTGGATAAATGCAAGTAATTACGGTGCTCCTGAACAGTTGTTCAGCGGTGAAATTGGTAGAATAGATGACGTGAGGTTGACTGCATAAAGTTCACAACTTTTCGATGAGCCTTGTCCATAAGTAATTATGGTTAGCGTCCTTAAATAATAAAAGTTGCCGAAATCGGAAAACCCTAAGTAAATACACTTGACAAGATATAAATTTTATGTTATAATATAAGCGGAGAAAATTTATATAAGAAACGGTGGTTTATATGGCAATTCCGAGAGAAGGTAGGAAGTATAAGAAAGAGATTCTTGAAAAACAATTAGCTACAATGACTCAAAAAGAGGTAGCTAAACTATACAACACTACACAGCAATATATTGCTGTAAAAGCGAAACAATTTGGCATTGACACTGATTATAGTAGAATCACAAATAGTGTGGGGTTTACACAAGATATGAAAGATTTAGTATTTGGAAGTCTTTTAGGAGATTTACATGCCCAAAAAATAGAAGGTGTAAACAGATATGCTTATATAAGAGCAGAACAAGGAATGAAGCAAAAAGATTATTTATATTTTAAATATAATATATTAAAACCAATTTGCAAGTCTGTTCCTAAAAAGTATAATAATCGTAGTTATTACTTTCAATCTAAGGGACATAAAGAACTCAATAGGTATTATGAAATGTTCTATGGAACAGGTAAGAAAACAATACCAAAAGAGTTTGAAGAAGAGATTACAAATGAAGCTCTACTGTATTGGATTTTAGATGATGGAACTAAATCAGGAACTTCTTTTGAGATAACTGCTGATGGTTATTCAATAGAAGATTGTGAGTGTGTTGTAGATGTTTTGAAAAGAAAATTTGATTATAATATTAAAATCAGACTTAGGGGTAGTAAAGGACATAGTTTGAGATTTAGTAGTGAGAGTGCTATTAAGTTTTTAGAAAGTGTTAAAGGTACTATTCCACAAAGTATGTTTTACAAGTTTGATAAAGTTAAACTTCCTTGCCCTTGTAACGACTATGTGGCAAACCCCTCAAATTGAGGGTGAAGATATAGGCTGAACTCTTACGAAAGTAAGAGAGCGGGAGAGAAAAAAGTAATCGACCCGCCCATTCAATAGAATGAGTAACAAAAGTGTTATCGAAACTACCATGATGCCTAATGGTGCCGCACCTGCTGGTGATAATATTGCTGGTTATAAAGCTGATTTAAAGGGTGCAGGCAAAAATAGCATTGACGTATATCAAGCTGTCTTATTTGGTGAAGATTACTACGCTATGGCAGTAGCTTTACCACCTGAAATTAGAACAGATACTCCACAAGATTTCCAACGTGAGTTGAAACTTGGTTGGTATGGAATTTGGGGCACTAAATCCTTAAATCCTACTCATGGCGTTATCATTGAAACTGCTTAATAAATGAGCAGGGAGGGGATTTAAATGGCTGAAAAATTAACGGATACTGATGTATTCTATATGGAGCAAGCCCCAGAAGTTATTGCTAATAAAACAGGAGCTAATGTTAATGATGTATTTTTTGCAGAACAAGCTCCTAGTAAGTTAGCAAAAACTCTTGAAGTCTCAGAGGATTCTGTATTTCATTATAAGCAAGCTCCAAATTTGCTTGCTAATGAATATGTTGGCGAGGAACCTCCCACACCAGTTACACTTGTAAGTATTGTGGTAACAACACCGCCCACAAAAATAACATATGCAATAGGTGATGAATTAGATATCACTGGCATGGTTGTAACAGGAACTTACAGTGATTCCAGCACAAAAGTTGAAACTGTGACAAAAGATAATGTTACAGGTTTTAATAGTGCGGAAGCTGGCGAAAAAGTTTGCACTGTAACTGTAAGGGGTAAAACCACTACATTCACTGTTACAGTACAGGCTGGATAAGAACCTTTTAAGGGAAGGGGTAATTCCCTTCCCTATTTTTATAATATATGGAGGATTTAAAATTGGCTAGAAATCAAACACCAGAAACGAAAGAAGCAGTTGTAGATTTAGATGTTTTAGAGGTCAAAGAAATAAAGTCCGTTCCTAAAACAGTAGAAGTTCGGGCTAAAATTGATATAGAATTTTATTTTGGTGATGCTTGGGTTTACATGAAAAAAGGTCAAACTTACAAAGTATCACAGGAGTTAAAGAATTATTTAGCTGAGAGAAACGCTCTAGACGTTTTATAAGGGAGGGGTAATATGGATACAACAAAAGATTTGTTAGTATCTTATTTAATAGATAGCTTAATGTTATCTGCACCTCTTATTAGTCAAGACCCTGCTTTTGCTCAATTACAGGAAGATATTCCTAAAATAGTTGAACAAAGCGCAAAAAGGCTTGGCAAGACAGTAGAAGAAATAATACCTGATGAAGAATATATTGTTATTTTATATGCTAAACTTGAAATTTTTCAAAGATTAGCTTTAGCAGTAGCACCTGAATTTGATGTAACGGTAGAACAAGCTTCTTTTAAAAAAGGTAATAGATTTTTTCATTATACCGCTTTAGCACAAGAAGTGCAAACAGAGCTTGAAACTAATGCTAGTATTTATACTGTAATAGTGAAACCTGTAACTGTTGCAACAAAAGATGGGACTATAAGAAATTATAATCTTTCTAGGGAACAGCCTGTTAAATTATCAATAGATTTAGTTAGTGATAACAGTATTGAATTATCATGGAATAAGTTTGATTTATCTTATGGTAATTTCAAAAGGTATTCATTATATTATGGTTTAGAGCCTATGTATGATGAGTACGCAGATACTGTCTTAGATATTTCTAAAGCTTTAACAACACAAATGTTTTATGATATAAATAGAACTAAGTACAGATTAAATAATTTATCTGCAAATACAAATTATTATATAGTTTTGGTTTTTGAGGGAAGAAATGGTGCAAAGTCATTAATTTCGCAAGAGGTAATGACAAATGGGTGATAAAGAATGGGTTGAAAGTTCTTTGCAAGAAGTATATCAAATGATGGGAGTATTAAATATGTCTTTTGAGTATGTACCTCTTCTTGAAGAGCGATATAACGATGAAGGATTAGCAATATTGGATTATGATTATGAAAATCGTATTCCAATAATCGCCGCAATGAATACTGATAAAGAGGGAGACCCTGATTTTGATTATGAACGTAAGGATTTAAAAAATACTCGTGAGAATGTGACAATTCAATTCACTCGTGGCAGTATTCTTCCGCATATAGTAAAAGCCAGAGATGCTATAGATGTAACTATTGGAGAGAACACTGAAAGATATATCATACTTGGAAATGATAATGGAATCGTTTTAAGTGGTATTTATTACAGTGTAAGGGCTACAGCAGTATCTGGTGCTCTTCAAGATTATGAGGTGCTTAATAATGGGATTGAAGCTACGTTTTAATGCCAGAGGCAAAAGCAGTAAAAATCTTGATGGGTTTACAAAAGTGTTAGAACAATACAGTATAAAAATGTCTTTATATGGAGCTTCTGGTGTAAAAAAAGCGGCAGATATGCTTTTAAAGTGGTCGCAAGAATTAGTTCCAGTAGATACAGGTAAATTAAAGCGGTCTGGAAAAGTTGTTAAAATAACAGATAGTACAAGTAGTGCAAGAATGGTTTATCAAGTACAATATGAAGCATTAGCTCCGTGGGGGAATAGTAGTGCTGGGACTTTTAATTATGCTTGGATACAGCATGAAGATTTAACTTTGCGACATCCAAATGGAGGACAAGCTAAGTATTTAGAATACCCTTATAGGTCTAATAAACAGTTATTAATGAGCATTATTAAAGAAGCTACAAAGAAAGGAATGGGAGTACGATGACATTTGCTACAAGTGTTGCAAAGTATTTAGAAAGCTTAAATTATGGAAAAGTCGGAAAAGATATTTTCATAAATAACATTCCTTTAACTAATTCTAATAAAGCTTTAAATATTGCTGTTTATGATACTCCTTCTTATGCTATTGTTGGTAGAGCAAGGAATAGTGTTGATTTTACTTGTCAGATTAGAGTGAGAGCTTCAAAAGCTGAACAAGTGTTAAGCTGTATTAACAGCATATATAAATTACTGAATACTGGGATAATGGTTGACCCAGAAGGTAAAAAATTTCATGTAAAGCAAGTTAATCCACCACAATTTTTAACTTATGATGAAAGCAATAGGGTAAATTGGGTGTTAAATATAACTGCTTTGAGTGGAACTTATTAGAAAGGACGAATGATTAATGGCTATGGATATTACCGCCTTACGTCTTATGGAGTTAAAAGATGTAAAGGTTTCAAGAATGATTTCTGATTCCGCTGATGCAGAGCCAACTTATGATAATCCTGTAGATTTAGCTGGTGCGTTATCATTCCAAGTATCCCCTGAATTAGAGAATAAGATTCTGTATGGTGATTCAACTATTATGGATTCATATTCTCGTACTACTAGCATTAACTTTACAGTTACGAATTCTGTTGTAAGTTTATCGGGATTAGAAGTTATTATGGGTGGTCAAATCACAAGAGCAGGTGCTGATAAAGCTGAAACTGTTATTTATGAGTTGACTGCTAAAAATGCTACACCACCTTACTTTAAAATTGAAGGTAAGTGGGATTATGCGGGTGAAACTATTGGAGATGCCCACATTGTACTTTATAAGTGTCGTGTAAGCGAACCACCAGATTTCACAGTAAATGATTCTAGTGGAGATTTTGGTGATTGTTCTTTTACAGGAACAGCAATGCCTACTCGTAAAAGTGGACATTGGTGGCAGTTAATTCTTAATAAAGAGGAAAAAGAAATTGAAATCCCAAGTGAATTAACAAGCATTTCTGTAAAAACTCCTCCAACAAAAACAACTTATTCTATTGGAGAAACTTTGGAATTAGATGGATTAGTAGTTGAAGGAATTTATGAAGGTGGGACAAAAAGAAATTTAACAATCACAATGGCAAACATTAGTGGTTTTGATAGTTCTTCTGTCACCGCAAATCAAACAGTAACTATTACTGTTGGAAAATTAGCAACAACTTTTAAAGTTACAATTAGTGCTTAATCAAGAGGGGAAATCTCCCCTCTTTTTTAATATTTTTTAAAAAATCTATTGACAATTTAGAAGAAATGTGTTATAATATAGTAGTAAAAATGAATAGTGAGGTAAAATAATGTCTAAACAATTACAAATATTAAAACCTAAAGCATATGAATTTCTTTTAGGAGATAAACAAGTAGCATTATCTTATGATTTGAATGCTTTTGCTCTTTTAGAAGAAGAATATGGTTCTATTGAAGAAGCTTTTGCAAGAATGCAAGGAGCAGAAGGCAAGGGCGTAAAAATAAAAGATACTCTTAATTTTTTAAGAGCAGGATTAATTTCAAGTTGTCCTGATATTACAAATGAAGAAATTGGGGCTTGTTTAAATGCCTCTAATGTTCCTGTATTAATGGAGTATATTTCTGGCGCAGTACAATCTTCTTTACCTTCACAAGATGAAGTAGAAGCTACACCAGAAGCAAAAAACTAAAAACATCTCTCTCCAAAGATAGCGGGGAAGAAGAGGGATGGGATTGGGTAGCATACTATTATTTTTCCAAAAGAATATTACATTTTAGTGATTATGAATTTTGGAGTAGCACTCCTCGCAAGATATTCGGATTATTGGAATATCATATAAAATATGAAAAAAGCAGAACAGAAATTCCAGAAAATGTGCAACAGGGTATTGGAAAAGGTTCCAAAATTCCTAAAATAAACAATAACACAGTAAAAAAAATGGGAATAGAAGACTTTGTAAAAATGGGTGGAGGAGTTATTAAAAAATAACTCCTTCTTTTTATTTAGAAAGGAAGATACAAGTGAGTGATTATGATGTAGGTAAACTTGTCGCTTCCATTGAGCTAGATTCTTCGCAAATGGCGAAAGACATAAAAACAATCACTTCACAATTAAAAACTTTAAATACTTCCTTTAATAGTTCAAGCAAAGATATAGATAATGCGATTGGTAAAGTCACACAAGCAGTGACTAAGAATAGTAACTCAATGCGTAGTGGCTTTACTTCTATTTCTAATTCTTATCGAGATACAAGTAAAACAATAACAACTTTATCATCTGGTATTAGAACAGCAATGTCTACAATGTCTAGAACAGTTGATATAAGTTTTAAATCTTTGGCTAATACAATAAAAACTAGCAGTGCTTCAAATGCAAATGCAATAAAAGCGATGAGTAATGCAAATTCTACTGCAATGGCAAGAATGAGCAGTTCTGTAAGTTCTGCTACTGCTACAATGACTAAAGGGTTTGCAACAATTCAAGCGCAGAGTAAATTAACAACAGAAGCATTAAGAGCGAATGAGCAAACACTTTTAGCCTTAAAAAATTCATATACCGCTTTAGGAGCTTCAATGACAGCGGGAATGACAAAAGGATTTGCTTCTGTAGCAAGTGCTATGCAACAACAAACACAGGTTATTGTCAGCGCATTAAAGAGTGTACAATTACAAGCTACTGCTACACAAACAAGTTTGAATAGTATAAAAGCACCTAATCTTGATATGTCAAAAGTTGGATATCAAGGAAACGGTGTAAATAGAGTATATGGAACATTAGGAACAGCCCCCAATCAAGTGTTTGGCAATTTAGGCAGAATGGATTCATCAGCGACAAATATAACTAGTGGATTGAATACTGCTAAAAACGCAATGAATGGTTTAGCCAGTTCAGCATCAAAAGCTTTTGATGTTTTTACTAATATATCTTTTAAAGCCTTTTTGATTGAGCAAGGTGTTAGGCAAATTGCCTCTATTTTTAATTCTCTTATCTCTCCTGGAATGAATTTTGCCTCCTCTATGGAAACACTAAGATTAGGTTATTCTGGTATTATTTCTTCCACATTACAACAAGATGAAAAAGATATACCTTTTAATAGAGCATTAGAAATTTCAGATGCTTTATTAATGAAAATGCAGGATGAAGCTTTAAAAACTTCTTTAACAATGGAAGAATTAGGTGGAGCTTTGCAATCCACAATGGCATTAGGTATAGATGCTGGAATGAGTTTACAGCAAGTTCTTGATTTAACTGTTGTTGGAGCACAGGCTGTTAAAACATTTGGATTAAGCAATCAACAGGTAGTACAGGAATTAAGAGGATTGATTTCTGGTGAAGCAATCAGACCTGGCGTTGATATGCTTGCTACTGTTTTGGGATATACAACAGCAACAGTAAATAAACTTCGTGAAGAAGGAACACTTTATGAAGATGTAATGAAACGTATGGCTGGTTTCCAAGCGGCAAGCAATGAGTTTCAAAATACTTGGGCAGGCTTAATTTCCAACTTAGATGATGGTATTTCCAGAGTATTCGGAACTGCAATGAAAAGTAGTGGGTTATTTGAAACATTTAAAGAGCAAGCATTAAAATTACAACAAGTATTTTTTACTATTAATAAAACTATGGAACAGCAAGATAATGGAGAAATGAAAGAAGTATTTACTACTACTTTAAATGAATCCACTTTAAATATTGTAGAAAAAATATATTCTGCTATGGCAAAATTAATAAAAGCACTTTCTCCAATAATAGACCTTTTAGGAAAAATTTCTAATATTATATTAACTGGGGTAGCAGATAGTTTAGATTTACTTGCAACTGGATTAGCAGTTATTAGTGCCGCTTTAACTCCTTTATGGACAGGATTAGGCATAGTTATGGATTTACTTTCTGAGGTTCAAGGTTATTTTACAGAACTTCTTGATGTATTATTAAGTAATACTGATATGCTTGCTGGAATGACATTAGGGCTTGGAGCTTTAGCTGTTGCTTTATTATTTTTAATAAATCCAATATTAGGTGTTGTAGGGGCTATAGGAGCAATAGGGTTAGCTTGGGATACTTTAACAGATACTACTAATTCTTTTGGTGAATACTTTAAATTAAAAATGGCGCAATTTGTAGCACAAGCAAAGGCAGTTGGAATGGCAATGAAGGATTTATTCACTTTAAATTTTTCTGGAAATAGCGATAAGCAGTATCTTCAAGAAGCCGCTGATTATGGTAATGCCGCTGATAAGGCTTGGAAATCAGCGGGAGATGCAATAGCTGGTAGAATTACAAAAATCAAAGAAGATGCTGAAAAAATGCGTAAGGATGCAGAAGAATTATTTAAAGGATTAAGCAAAAAAAGTTATGGAGACGAAAAAGCTGGCAAAAAAGGTAAAGGTGCTGGAAAAGAAGCAAGTAATGCTTACAAGTTATTAGATGCTGATTTGAAGAAAGCAAATGCTTCTTTTAAAGCTCAGTTAAAAGAAATAGAAGATGCCTTTAAAAATAATCAATTATCTACACAGGATTATATAGAGGCATATTTAAAGAATAAACAAGGGCAGATAGATAAACAAATTGAAATATTAAAGGCTAAGATAGATATTGCGAAAAGTCTTGGTCAAGAAAATGATGTTGAGAAATTCTCTACAGAGTTGGAGAAGCTTGAAATAGATAGAGCGGAAGCATTAGCAGAAGCAAATAGAAAACTTGTAGATTCTTATAAGAAGTTACAAGATACATATGATTCGATTTCTAAATCTTATCATGGCTTATATGGAGCAACAGAAGCATCAACTACATTAGATATTATCAATGAATTAGGAGACTCCTATACAAGAACTGTTGTAGAGCTTAAAACAGCACAAGAGAGATTAGCACAAGCAACACAAGAGAGTGATTCAAAACAGATAGAGTTATGGAATAATTGGGTAGAAAAAGGAAAAGAAGCAGAGAAACAGATATTAGCAATAGCAAGAGCTAAAAGACAAGAATATGAAATCACACAAGCACAGGCACAAGTGGAAGCTGTTCAACTGCAATCTATAAGAAGAGAGAACGAAATTAATCATCTTGTAGAGCAGAGTAGAATGGATAGTTTAACAGCAGAAGGAAGAATTTTTTATGAACGTCAGCAATATGTTGATGATTATGTTAAAACTTATGCTAAATTAGTTGCTTTATATGAAACGGAAGCAGATTATGCCGCTAAAGCAGGAAGCTTAGAAAAACAAAATGAATGGGTAAAAAAAGCAGAAGATGCAAGAGCGGCAATGAAATCTATTGTTGAAGAAGTCCCGCCATTTCAAAAGAAATTAAGAGAAGGTTTTTCAGATGGCTTGGCAGGAATGTTTGATGATTTAACAGAAGGAAAAAGCTGGAAAGAATCTTTTCAGAATTTCGCAAGCAATCTTTTAAAAGAATGGGCTTCTATGTGGCATAAAAGATTAGCGCAAGATATAACTAATAAATTGTTTGATGCGGTTCTTCCAAAAGGGGAAAAAGCATTAACAATAGATACAGAATTTGATGTACAAGTTAATGAGTATAAAGAAGAAATAAAAGCTCAAATGGAACAGGGCGTACAGGCAGTAACAGAAGGTTCTTTAAATATTAAAGGGCAATTTGATGCTTTGATTCCTACATTACAGCAATTTGGAGAAACTGTTCAAGTAGCAATGGCAAAGATGTCTTCTGGCTCAGGTCAAGAAGCTGGTTTAGGTGGAATCGCAACTGGCACAGGAGGGTTTTCCATAGGAGAATCAATGACTGGCGCAAATTATGGTGGGATGTCTTTAGAAAACGAAAGTTTAGTTGATAGCTTAAAAGACCAGTTTAATGGGTTGACACTTACCGCAAAAGATTTTGGTCAGTCAATGGGAACTTTAAATGGTTTATTGGCAGAAAATGCGGGAGCGCAGAAATTAGATAATAAATTAACTATGCAAGCTGGATTGCAGGCACTCCCTAATATGTTAATGGGGTTAGCTATGGTTTCTGGTAATGAAGGTTTAATGAAATTTGCTATGGCATTACAGGTAGTAATGGCAGTTATTCAAATGATAAATGCTATGAGTAGTGTGAGCGGGTTTGCTACTGGTGGCTATGTTTCTGGCGCAGGAACAGGAACTAGTGATAGTATTCCTGCAATGTTATCAAATGGAGAATATGTTTTAACTGCAAAAACAGTGAAACGTCTTGGAGTAGATTATCTTGATAGATTAAATGAAGGTAAAGCACTTGCTCCTTCAATGGCTAAATTGCCTAAGTTTAAATTTGCAGAAGGAGGATTAGTAGCATCGAATGTTGATGCTCAATCTAACCAGCAAGATTTAAATAAAGAAATTTCTGAAAGTTCGCCGATTGTAATTTCTTTTGCACCTGTGTTCCAATCTTTAGACCCAGAAGCAAATATGAGAGCTTTTGAACAGCAATATCCTTTAATGAGAAAGAAATTAATAGAAGATATGCGAACACAGCAAACAATGAGAGCGGCAGTAAAGGGGGCGGCTAAATAATGTATAATTTAGATGTAAGCACTAATGAAGACTATTATGATTATGAGTTAAATCAAGAAGTTACAGGAATAGCCGCTTTAAAAGTTTATGATTATTCTTTAGAATATAAGACTTTAATAGATGAAAAATTTACAGGAAATGAGCAACGTAGAGATGTCTGGTCTCAGCCTAGAAGAACTTGGTCGTTAGAATTTCAAAAAGATGCAACATTAGGGCGAAAGCTAGAAGATTTTTTCAAAGCACATTTGGGAAGAAGAACAGCTTTTAGATTTAAATGGGTAAAAGAAAATTCTAATGGTGAAGATATGGGTGGAGATGGTAATTGGTATTATGTAAGATTTAATACTGATAAATATTCTACACAAATTGATTATTATGGATACAGGCATACTACTTTAGAAATAATTGAGGTGAGGAATAATACATGAGTATTGGCATACCAGACCAAATAGAAAGATATCTTAAAGAGCCAGAAATTACAACTAGACTTTTAGTTGTAGTTGAATATAATGATGAAACAGTTTATAGATTTATAGTTGATGAAAGTGTGGAAGAGGTAGAGATAGGTGGAGAGATATATCAAAGTGCTTCTATAACTAGAAGTGATAGAGAAGAAAATTCTGATATGTCTATTGAGACACTTTCTTTAACACTTTCTAATCATTGGCAGGGATGGGCGGCTATTTTAGCTAATCAAGGAAATAACTTTATTAATAAGCCTTGTAAATTATATGAGTGGTTGCCAGATTTTCCTGATGAGCCTCCGTTATTAATTTATGAAGGTGTTTTGGATAATATTAGTATGACAGCCAGCACTTTTGATGTTAAAGTAGTAAGAAGTTTAGGGGATTATCAACAAGATAGTCCTAACATGACTTTTGACCCCAACTGTCAATATCAATTTAAAGATGAGCGGTGCGGCTATGTGGGGGCTTATTTTGATTGTGGTAAAACATTAGAGGATTGTATAAATAGACACAATGAAGAGCGTTTTGGGGGGCATCCTTCTGTTCCAAGAGAAACGGTAATTCGGAGCTAGGAGATATTATGATTCCAAAAGAAGAAGCATATAAATTTGTAGGAAAATCTTTTGTTCAATTCACAGATGATAATAAGGCGTGGGGGTGTCTTGCGCCTTATTATTTAATACATCCAGAATTTAAAGATTTTTTTACATTAGAGGATACTAAAGAGTTTTTAAAATTAGCAAAAGAACGTTTTGAAGAAATAAAATTAGAAGATATTAAATATGGTGATTTTATAGCTATTTTAATGCCTTTAGGGTTATGGCATATAATGGTTTATATAGACGATGGAAAATATATCCATTGCACAAAAGATACTGGTGTTGTAGTTGAGAAATTAACGCCAGCATATAAAGCTAGGATAAAGGGGGTATTTAGATGGGCGTAGTTGGAGCTGTAATTGGATTTGTCTTTTCGGTAGCTTCATATGTTGTTAGTAAACGACAAATGAAAAAAATGCAAAAAACAGCTAAAAGAACATATTCTGATGTAATGGCTACAGAAACTTCTAATACCATGCCTATTCCTATTATTTATGGCACAGTAAAAAATGCTGGCAATTTAATTTATTCTAGATTGTTAGACAATAAAACAAGAATTGTAAAATTAATTTGTTTTTGTGATGGAAAAATTAAAGGGATAAGAGATATTCGCTTAGATGATATTGAAATAGGAAGTTATTTATTTGAAGGTGTAAGTTACAATATTTATTTAGGTGATGGAGTTCAAAATATAGATGGTCGTGTAGAAGGTTCTAATAATTCTGAGAGGGCAAAAAAAGTAGGTGGATTAAAATATGATGCATACCTAGCTTTAACAGCTAAGGCAAATGAGAATTTATCAGGTAGTTTTAATGTTACAGCTATTGTTGATGGCAGTATTGTAAAGAGATATATAAATGAAACTGATTATATTGAAGAGTGGTCAGATAATCCAGCTTGGTGTGTTTTAGATTTTTTAACACGTTATAATGGTGTTGGTTTAGGATTAGAAGAAATAGATATAGAAAGTTTTATTGAAGCTTCTAAATTTTATGAAGACAAAGGCTATACATTAAATCTTTGTTTAGATGAAACACAGTCTAGATTAGATTGGATTTCCACAATGTTAAATTGTTGTCGTTCTAATTTAGTATATAAAAATGGTAAATATTCATTATTTGTAGAAAAGGCAGATGAAGTTGTTCAGTATTTTGACCCTGATACAATTAATGATTTAGAGCTTTGGTGGTCTCCTATGGAGGACATTCCAGATAGAATTTATGTTCAATATATAGACCCAGAAAATGAGTGGGTAAAGGTAAATGCACAAGCAGAAGCTTCTGCACCGTTAAGAAAACAGCCTAGAATCGAAACTTATGAATTATATGGTGTTACAAATTTTGACCAAGCTAGTAGATTAGCATGGTTTTATTTAAATCAAGCAATAACTTGTAAAATGTATATAAAATTTGTAACAGATAGAAGAGCTTTAAATAGAACTGTTGGAGATGTAATAAGTATAACAGATTATATAACAGAATTTCAAGATAAGCAGTTCAGAATAATAAAGATTTCCGATAAACAAGATGGTGGAATTGAACTTACTTGTAGAGAATATAATCCTAATATTTATAATGAACAGAGGGGTTCATCTGACCCAATCATTAATAATTCTACTTTAGCAGACCCTACAGAACCTCCACCAGCAGTTATTTATTTGGATAATGAACAAGAATACTATGTACTTCCTGATAAAACTGTTGTTTCAAGAATTTTTATTAAATATACATATCCAAGTTATTTTTATTCAAGAGGTGTGAGAGTTTGGTATAGATTGCAGGGGGATGAAACTTGGTCATTTGGTGGAATATTTGATGACGGTTCTAATATTGCTGTAATCGAAAATATGGAAATTTTAAAAACTTATGAATTCAAATTAGTACATGAAAATAGATATAATAAATTTTCAAATCCAACATATACGCCTTTAATTTTTATAACAGGAAATAATATAGCACCAGATATGCCACAAGATTTTGTTGGGTATGAAGCAGTAGGTGGTTTTAATTTAAGTTGGTCAGCAAATAAAGAAAGAGATATAGACCATTATGAATTATATTCTGGGGTTGTTTCAGAAAGCACTAAGATAGCAGATGTTACTGGAACAAGTTATTTTTACTCAACAGGTATGGGAGAATATAGATTTTTATTAATAGCTGTTGATACTATGGGAAATAGGTCTGTTCCTGCAAAATTAGATTTACAAATTGCTAGACCTGCTAATGTTACAGGTTTTGATTGTGTACAAAATGAGCGTAATATAGAGTTTAGATGGAATAAAGTAAAAGGTGCTACTTATTATATAATAAGAGAAGGCTCTAGTTGGGAATATGGTAATTTTATAGGAAGTAGTGCTGGTCAAACATTTACATTGCCTTTTGCACAAGCAACACAAGTAGATTTTTGGATGAAAGCTTATACAGAATATGGTGTTCCTTGTGAATTTGCTTCTTATTGTACTGTAAGAATAGCTTCTATTCCTAATAGAAATATGATTTACACTTATGATGCTGTAGAAGATGAATGGAAAGGTATAAAATCATTTGGGCATATAAATGCTAGAGGATTTCAGTTAGATGATAATAATTTAAGTGCAGAATATATTTATGAGATAGAGTTAGACCAAGAATACTGTTCAAGAAATTGGATAGAAAAAGTTATAAAACCTTTTAATCCAGAGAAGGAACAAAAATGGAAAGATTTAAAATTTACTTGGAATTCCGAAACAGCTAAACAAATAACTTGGATGCCAGTTGGTACAGATTTTACTTTTAATAGTTCTACAGAGATTGCTGTATATTTAGGAGAAAAAGATTCTACATCAGTAGATTATTGGACATTAGATGAAACGCTTTTAAGCAATAAAGGAATTAAACCTAATCCTGATTATGGTATTGCTACTTATGGAATGGCGAGATTTCATAAAGGGTTATTAATGGATGGAAATAGTATGGTAAAATGGCAGGATATAAATATACCAAAAATATTTTCTCTTTCTGTTAATGTAAAAATTCCTATTGATTCTGATTATTCATATGCTATTTTAACTTTAAAAAACTCTAAGACTGGGGATTGGATGCTTTTAAGCTATAGTAGTGATGGGGATAATTTTGTGTTAACTACTGATACTGGATTAG